GCTCCTCGAGCGGAATGATGTTCGCCGTCAGGCTTGCGAGAACCTGAGCGCCTCCCTCCATGTCCGCCTTGAGGTAGTCGAGCCAATGGTCCTTGCGAGCAGGCGGGATGCGGCCGTCCGCGATCGCGGCCGAAACGAGCGCCTCGCGCTTGGACTCATCGTTCTCAGCGACCATGCGATTGACTTGGGCCAGACCCGCCTGGGTCCGCTTCCATGTCTCCTCGTCGATGAGAACCGTTCCGGGCGGCAGCTGACTCGCTGCTACCCGCAGTGCCTCCGGTGTTGCAGGCTCCGGCTCCGGTTCGGGAGTCGGCTCCGGTTCCGGAGCGGGCTCTGGCTCCGGCTCGGGCGTCGACGTTTCCGCCGAGAACCCTGCCGCAGTCAGTGCCGCCTGGACCTGCTCGTCGGATGCGTCCTCGGGCAGGCCCAGTGCCTCGCGGATCTTCTTGGGATCCATGGCACCTCCTGTGTTGTCCGGGCGAGACTCCGCCCGAGTTTCCCAGCTGGCCATGACTTCGCGACCCACGGCCAGTGCAGCCGCCAGGTGATCGGCTGCTTGCTTCTGCGCGTCCCGGGCGTCCGGGACGTACTCGATGCGTACAGGATTCGGCTCTCCGAAAGCAACCGAGCCCTGCGCATCCGACGAGAAGTCGATCATGAACAACTGACCGCTTTCGTCATCCTCGACTACCAGCTGGTTGGGATCCGTCATGACAGCACGCACCCACCACCAGTTGGCTTCCTGCCGAGATGGGACGAACTCGTTGTAGAACGCTCGGCGGATGTCGTCCAGATTCGCCGAGGCTTCTGCTCTCCTTGCGAAGAGCCTCATCGAATCACCTCCGGTCTCAAGAGCCACGGCGAGCTCCGGATCGATCTCGACAGACGGAGGTATCTCCTCACCGTACATGTCGTTCAGCAGCGGGAGATCCTCCAGCTGCGTGATCCCCGGCCAGACAACACCGAGGAGCGAGCAAGCGGTCAGTACAAACCGCCAGCTTTTGCCAGCATTGCTCTGGACTCCCCAGTATCCCTCGATCGAACGTGAGGGGAACGCTACCGGCAGAATCTCTGCGAGCCACTCCGGCACTCCAACAAAATCGGCCACGACGGCCATGCTATTGTCAGAGAGCCGAAGGTTGGTGGCCTTACCGAACGCAGGTGTAGCGTCGTACACCGTATTGTCGTTGTAGCGCGGGTCTGTATGCCCCAGCTTCAAGCGTGGGGTCGGGATCGACGGATCCTCGTTCGCTGCTACGACAGCATCGGCAAGGTCTTCGGGCGTGAAGGTCGTGGGACCATTGCTGAGATTGTACTCAATACCGGCCTCCATGATCGTCACGTTCTGGACTGTACGAAGTTTCATCTACGTCCCCACATTCTGCGCCACCAGGGGTTGTCTGCGGGGGACGGGAGGGAGGGAGCACCCGACCCCGAGTCCCCCGCAGCCTGTGTCGGTGCCGGAGTTCCGCCAGCAGGAGGAGTCTGCCCTTCCGTCACCGGCTGTACACCCGGCTCAGTTCCGGACAGCTGCCCAAGCCGCTCAGCGCGCTGCTGATACGGTTGCTGCGGACCACCCATCGTAATCTCCGGGCGCGGCTCCGTCTTCTTTGGGAGGAGGTAGCGGTAGCGGACCCAGTTCTCAGTATCCTGGTCCATCGTGACGATGCCTTTATCAACCAGCATCGAAAGCTGCTCGGTACCGAGACTGTCCTCGCTACTGCGCTCCCAAGTGATTCTCGGGGTCAGGTCTTGATCCTCACCATAGTTCCAGTCAATGATGTCCTCGATGAGGTGCTCAGTCATGATGTCGCAGTACCACTGAGCAATGTTTCGCTGGCCTACGATGAAGAAGTCTTCGAAGGTCTCGCCCAGCGCGTAGCTCCCCACATGCTGACCGCCCTGGGCAAGATTGACCAGCATCAGCAGGAAGCGACGTGCCATCGACTCATCGTACCGCTTGATGGTCTTGTCGACATCACTTCCTGTACCGCGAGCGATGTTGAGTTTCGCGCCATACGGCAGCGCACCGCCTGCGGTATCGCCAATGCGGAAGTTACGCATCATCTGATCGAGATCGCTGATCTCGTCTACAGTCATACCTTGAGCGCCCTCTGCCCAAGGAACACCACCGGCACGCTCGTGATTGATCATTTCAATGCGCATGAGCCTGTCCTTAGCCAGCCAGTCCCGGTAGCAGTCGCGCATCATCGAACGCCCAGTCCAGCTTGCACCCTCCTGCTGGAAGATGAACGCCGTCAGATTGTCTACCGGGATGGCTGGTCCCCAGATACCAGACATCGGAGGTGTGGCACCGGGAGGTGGTACCCACCCAGGCGGTGGGTACTGCATAATGCTGACCAGGCCGCCATCGTCAGCCACGTTGATCTGGGCGATAGTTTGCGGCATGCGCGGCGCGAGCTTCCGCAGCCGCCACTTACCGCTGACGATCTCGCCAACGATGTTGAAGTACATGTGACCATAGAGCACCGCAAGCATGGCTTGGTGAACGTGCGAGCGATGCACGAATCTGCCCTTCATCCGACCCAGCGGCTGGTCATCCTTGCCCATGATCGGCAAGTTGAGATCTTCGCTGATCTCTTTGACCATCGTTGCCGGGCAGCCATTGGGGTCGATGACGAAGCGAAGCTGCGTGATGCCCCACATCGTCCCAGTCAGCAGCCCAGCCATCTGCGAGTCTGTCCGCATTTGGTCGAAAAGGCGAATACTCAGCGGCCAGCGAAGTTCGGGGACGTACTCCCACTCGTCAACGTACATGTGCCAGGGACCAGAGCCCTGTAGGATCCCACCAGCACCAAGACCAGAGATCCCGAACCCACCCATGTAGTTGTCAGGTACACCTAGTTCCTGGGTAGGTGCACGAGCACCCTGACGAGTAGTTGTACGCGGACGACCGACGGGCGGCATCTACTTGTGCGGCTGCGCCTTCGGATTGGCAGGGACGCTCGCCATCTGCTGATGCGAATGCTTCCCCTTCGGCAGACTACCCTTCTTCGTTGAGAAGGTCTTGCCCTTCTTTGCCATCACTCACCCTCCTGTGCATCGACATCTTCCTCGGCTGCCTCTGCGATCCGCTCGAGAGAATTCATCATGTCTTCGAGAGCTTCAAGTATGCGATCGAATCGCTGAAGCAGAAGATTGAACATCTCAAGTTGTTGTTCGTCCATTACCAGGTATGGATAACCCAGACCAGGAACACGACGAAGATCCCGATCCAAGCAATCTCTGACCACGATGCTAGGCGCGGCATATTTCTCCCTCAGTTCTTGATACAGGTAAGGATGGTCGTTTGACCACCCGGATGGTTGATGACAAGCAAACCTGATGAGTAACCGCTCGGACATGATTCTGCCCCTGGGGAGCCAGTATCACCTTTCGGGCCTGGCGGACCGGGTGGGCCAGGGTCACCCTTCGGACCTGTCGTCCCAGTAGCCACGTTGATCGTGACCGTTTTCGTAGGCGTCTGCTGACCAACGCCGAGCGCAGTCGCTGCTAGAAAACCAGAACCTGCCGCGAGTGCGAGCCCAGCCATGGTTCCCGCGATCGTCACGGGACCGAGACCCTTGAGGAAATCAATGAACTGACGGATCATCCGTCCGCTGCTTTCCTATCAGGCCCACGAAGCTCATATCTGGTACCAATCCTGAAAGCCTCCCTCAGCTCCTCGATCCGTTCTGCGCAGTTGTCATCCGCCTTGTGCTTGGATCTTCGGAGCGTAAGCAACACGGCAATCACACTAGCCATTCCCGTGAGGAACGCGCCCCATGCAGCAGGGTCGGTCGGAAAGATGAAGGCCAGCATCACTCATTGGCTGTAGGGGACGATGGTCTATTAGGAACCTGAAATACAGCACCGAGGGCGATGAAGAAGGCGATCAGCGCTGCGACGATTTCGCTCCACGAGAGTCCTCCTGCCACCAGCCCGGTTGCTAGGGCAGTCAGACCAGCGACGATCGCGGCAGTGAATGCTTTGGCATATGGCGCGATGATGTTCACTGCGGTCCTTTCAGCCTCTCGACTTCATGAAGATGCTCTACCGTCGCACCTTTCTCATACGCCGCCATCACTTCTGCCAACCGTTCATTGCACTCTTGCTTCATCTGCTTTCTCACACGGCCGATCGTAAAGAAAGCTCCCGCCACAGCACCCACTCCGGAGAGAAATGCTCCGAAGGCAGTAAGAACCTCCGGATTCAACCCTCACCATCCTCTCCTTTCTCTGGCCCCGCCCATGGTTCATTCGGCTCTTCCTCGGGCTCAGGACGCGGCTCCGGCCACTCAACTTCCCACTCGTCCGGGTTGTCGGGGATCTTGAGGTCTTCTTCAGACATTGTACCCCCTCGCCATGTCGAGAACTTTATCCATCGGGAAGCTACCACCGCAATCCCAATGACCACCACCCCAGCTACCAAGATCCGCGTGCTGGCAGACACCCTTACCACTCCCCTGTGCTTGTGAAGCGGTCAGCTTCGTGATCGGGATACCAAACTGCTTGGCTTCCTCCGCGATCCAGCGCGCGCAGTTCTCCAGCATGACAGGGTGCTGGTTCCACTGGTTCGATGACCAGTTTGCGAAGGCACAGAGCTCAAGAGATACTGCAACCGGATTTGCATTGCCCTGAGTCCATGCCTTGCCGCTACGCTGAACATACTCACCGATGGTATCTTTCGTATCGTCAGCACCCGCGTGCGAAGAAACGCCGGCAGAACTTGATGCGAAGAAGTTCCCGAGCTCCTCGATCGTCTTGGCACCCTCAGCGGTGTGAACCACGATCAACCGTACCGAGGAACCACCACGGGATGAATAGTTCGGGCTGGGGATGTACTTGCGCTTGAGAGGCGTGTACTTGGCAGGAGGAGCCTGACCTTGGAACATGTCCCACGCCTCATTGATGAGGTTGATGGCCGTTTGATCCATCGCTTGCTCGCCACCGTGCGACAGATGCGCCGGTACGAGCGCGTAGCGAAGGTTGTCAAATGTCTTCTGACCGATCCAGCCGCTGTCCCCGATCTTCTGCTGTCGCTGGAAGCCTGCAACGCCCGTATCGCCAACATTGCCACCCTTGCCATGTGAGAACTGATTCGAAAACTTGTCATCGAACGTCTGCCACGGCCAACGCCCCAATCTTGAGATTGTGCGCTTGTAGGCGATCACATCCGGGCCAGGAGAAGAAGGCTTGTAGCCTGAACTTGCTGGAACATCCGGCGGATACAGCGAACGTGGGAAGTCTTTGACCTTGGCCGGGCCACCACCCTTATACGCCTGCTCCCACCATTCAGTCATGTCACCACACTTTCTCGAGGATGTCAGCGGTGACGGAGCGGCCGACGGGGTTCTGAGACCGCTCCGGCACCGCCCCTGCCGAGACCGTCGACATGATAGCTGCGTCGGCGTGGTTGGGGGAGGGGAGACCGCGAGCCATCATATCTTCTTTGGTCTCGATGTAGATCCGCCCAGCTGAGTCTGTGTTCCACTTGATAGACGTCAGCTGGGCGGCGAGGGTCTCATCGATGGGGTCAAGATCAATGAGATCCTCCTCCATCAGCTCCTTGAAAGTCCACCAGACCTCGGAGCGTCGGTTCTTGTACTTGGCAGGGTTCAGAGCACGCGTGCTGCCTTGATGCGGTGCGACATTGAACCTCTGCTCACGAAGGCGATCGTACACACCCGCACCAAGCCCGATCGTGTCGATGTTGGCCGGTGGGCGCACGGGACCGTGCGAGCGTAGAATGCGGGCGATGCGTCCCGCCGACTGCATTGTGTCTTGCTTTGCCCATTCTTCAACAAGGCGGATGACACCTCCCCGGTTTCGGTACAGAACACTCTTGTCCTGACCATAACGGGCGATGTCGGCACCGTACCTGCCTAGCTCGAGCCCAGGAAGGCTAATCTGGCGCTGACACTTCTCGATGAGCGCAGGCGAGATCAAGAACTCGTCCGAGATATCTGGGAACTCACCCTCAACCTTGCTCTGCCAACGCGGGGATCCCTCTCCCCACTCACGGCGCGCTGTCTCGATGTACTCCTCAGATGTCAGCTGCTCAGCAACATCCATGGGGATGCCTTCAGCTTTGATCGCGTCGCGTACGTCCCAGGCGCTGATACGGATGACATTCCAGCCGCTACCGGGGCGGCAGATCTTGGCGAAGCGGCTGTTCGGGTCGTCCGGGTTGCCGATGGCCAGAACACGGCTGTTCACACCGGTGGCCAGCGCCAGAACCGAATCCCACAGCGCCTCCGGGATACCGTTGGCCTCATCAAGGATAGCCAGCAGGTAACGGGCGTGAATTCCTTGGAAGGTGTTCTCGTCGTAGTCCTGAGGCTTGCGGCCCATGCCGATGATCTCTTCAGATTCGTGTAGGCGCTTGGTGCCCTCCTCACCTAGCAGCCATTGACACTCGCGGGTAATACGGCCAGCCAGTTTGGCTGCATAATGCCGCCTGCGGATCTCCTTCCAGAGGATCGCCTCCACCTGCGGCCACGATGGCGCGGTTGAGATCAGGAAAGCATCCCCCAACGTATGCGTCTCCGGATCTAGCCACCACGCGCCAACGTTGGCCGCCGTGAAGGACTTGCCCGGTCCGTGGCAAGATTTGACAGCCGTGAAGCGATTGACCTTGACCGACTCCATGATCTCAACCTGTTTCGACCACAGGTACAGGTTTGCCTTCTCCCGCGCCCACTGAACAGGCTCCCAGAGATACCTGTTGGGCGGCGGAAACAGCTTATTGAGGGCAATGTCAACGACGCCAGGCGGCAGTGACGGGGCTGCGGCATCCCCCGAAGCCGCCTGGCGCCTACCCGTACGGGGTTTCGTGGCTGTCTTAGTCATCGCGAAACTCTTGTGCCCCTGCGCCGTCGAAGAATCCGGAAGCCGTCCCGCTGTAGCTGTTCAGCAGAGAACCACTCCTTGTGAAGGGTGTAGCAGTTCTCAACCAGAATGTTGAGCGTGTCGAGCTCATAGTCGAGCACGTAGTACAGGCGCTCATACCTGACGAAGTACGTGCCCCTGGCCAGGAATGGCCTGGTTTGTTCGAGCGTCGACATACAGCTCGCGGCCCTCCCATTCGCCCATTCGCGAGAATCCCACGGGTTTCATGCTGCCTCCCCGGCTTCAATCTGCGGAAGCTGCTTACCCTCATCCATCTGAACGAGGCGCAGCCTCACGAAGCCAGGAGCCTTGGCGCGACCCTCTTCATCAAGGTGCGGCCATAGGTCATTTAGGAGATTCTTGGTATATGCCGCAAGTAGCTCACCATACGTCTCAGCCAGCTTGACTGCCCTCTCCGCGATGCCGAGGCCAACAGCCATAGCCGAGAACTTGGTGAGATCCTGCATGGCGCGATGCCGCTCACGCGCATACAGATGAAACTGCTTGCCAACCATGGTGTTCTCAACCCAATGCTTCTGATCGAGCTCCGCCATGCGGTCACTCAGCCACTTGACTTCGCCGGCACGGATCTTGATACACCAGATGATTGCGTCGAACGGGTTCATGTCGAGCGGTGTACCTAAGAAATCGTGCGCTATCTGCTTGGCAGCAGCCTTCTGATGGCTCACCGTCTTGCCCCCATGCAGAAAGCATTTGCCCGTGCCAGGGTGATTCGTACCGTGCCCGGCAGTCTTGCGACACGGCTTGCCACTGGTAGCCGTCTTGGCACCACAGATCCTGACCGCATTGTTGCGCTCTTCACGCCGTTTGCGCTGGTTCATGATCGCGTATGCACTTGGTTCGCCCTTGGCGTGAATGCCCGTACGATCTTTGACGCCCATCAGGCTGGAGCTCCTGGCGGGCGGTGGGTGACATATGCGTGATCACGGCCTGGAGTTCGCCGAATATCTCCGCCGGCAGTTGATGTCAGGTCTGGTGACCACTGCCAATCGCCTGTATTGAAGATTCCCGGCACTTGCCCCACGCCAAGTTGAACGGTCACCCACTCAGGCTCGCTCGGGGCGATGGAATCGTGCTGCGGCTGGCGGGGTGGCGGCACGGCGCGTGAGCTTACCGGATCCCTACGGGGAACGCTAGTCCAAGCGTGAAATCCGATGTGGAACGCGCCTACGCGCTCGACCGAGCGCCCGCGCGTGCACGCGCGCGAGGCTGGGCGTGCTGAATCTGGTACTTCTTCAGGAAGAGTGCCAAATGCCGCCAGGCCGATCTTTCGTGCTCTTTGCCCCGAATCCAGAGGCCCCATTCCCGAAGTCTAGCGTCCTTGGCGAACGCGGCAGCATCTCCTGGGTTCTGCAGGACAACTTGAGGCACGACGATCTGCCTGCGTCCGTGACCTGCCGCCCACTGGTCGGCGCGGCCCATCCGATATCCCTCCACGCCCCAGATCAGCGCGGTGCTGATCATTGCCGAATCGCCCTGGTAGGAGCCGCCGGTGTAGATGAAGTTCTCACAGACGTACCAGACTTTGTCATGCGGCATCATGCCTACGACGACGCACTCGCGGTAGAACTCAGCCCAGCGCCGGGAGATCTCACGGATCTGCTCGCGGATGTCGCCGCTGATGGTGGCAGAGCCTGCCTTCTGCCGCTCCCGGAGGGACTCATCGATATCGACATGAGGGTCGAAGATCCCCCAGGCCAATCCCGTAGCCCCTCCGGGATCACAGGAGAAGATTCCGACGTTCAGCGCCGCTTCCTCCGGCCGGTCTTCTTCCACTTGCGGGCGTTCAGAGCAAAGTTCGCCTTCTTGCGGATGGCCGGACTCCTGCTCCGCTTGGCCGCCCTCAACTTTGAGACCGGGATGTTCTTGCCCTTGGGCGTCTTAGTGTGACGCCGCAGGCTCCCCGCCCTCGACTTCTTGATCTTGATGCCTCCACGGCGACGCCTGGCCATCGCGTCACCGCTTCTTTCTGCGACGTTGACCTTTGATGCGGTTGAAGTGGTGCCTGCGCGCCCATGCGGCTCCCTTGACGGCATATGCCCACCGTTGCTGTTTTCTCGATTTGGCAGGCATGGCACCTCCTACGCGGTCTCGTCGATCCGCGGACTGTTGCTGTCGAACCCGTGCGTACCCGAACCGGGCGGATCCTGGAACGCCGTGTGCGGCGGCTGCTGTAGCGTCACCTTTCCCATCTGCGCGCTGCTCACACGCTTGGCGCGTGGTACACCGCCGGCACCGGCATTGCGGCGACCGGTTCCCTTGGTCAGCTTGAACATTACCCCACCTCCTTTCCTCGCATCTCGAGGGTTGGCTGTTCATCGATCGGCTTGGGCAGATCGTAGCGGTCTTCTTCCTTTAGGAAGAAGGAGATGGTGTTGTGCGCGATATCGGCCATGGTCCGACCACGCTCATCACCATACAGCGCCTGGTAGTGGCACAGCATCTCTGCCGCACCGACGAGACGCCCGACCATGTAATCAAAGTGCGGGTCGGAGAACACCTGCTCAGAAAGCTGTTTGCGTCGTCCCCACACCGCCATCAGATTACTTCTTCGGCCAACCCAGCCAGGTCAGCGTGATGAGGACGAGGACGAAGACGATGATTGCGGCTGTCCAGTGCAATTCACCTCCGGGTGGTTTGAGGTGAGCCGGAAGTACCACCCGAGGACCTCCGGCCCACCCTTGGTCTGGTGCCGAGGCACCGTACCGCGCGCATGCCGGGCTGATGATAGCGTACGGGAGTTGGGATGGCTAGTCCCTCTGTAAGTGTGTCCGCGTACGCACATAGACGTGGTGCTGCGCGTCCGGCAGCTCTGCCCCGCAAGCGGTGCAATACCAGTGCGCCGGGCGTCTGGAAATATGGGCGAAGAGCCTGTGTGTCCAAAACTGCACCGCAATGGCGAACGGATATCTGGCTTCTTGTGGATCTGGGCTGTGCTTGAGCGCGGGGCAGAGAACCTCGAAAGGTGCCTCTCTGGTGTAGTCAGGAAGCAACATCTCCTAGAAGGTGAAGATGAATATGCCCCTGCTTGCGTGGCGCCAGATCCATCATCTTCGGGCGGATTTCATCGCGGATCCGCATCAGAATCTCACCCATAGCATTATTGCCCGTAAGGCTGTTCGCATCATTGTACTCAGTTGATTCGAACAGAATGCTATCGCCTGTATCAACTAGCTTCCAAGCAAGTTTCGGGTGAATGAGCGGATGAAACTTGATTCGCAGCACTTCTGTGTGAATGTTTGTCTCTTGCGGACCAATCTTCCAATCGTCTTTCATCTTGCCCGAGCCCGAGAAATCGTAGTAGGCACGGACAGCGGCTTCAGCAGAAGGATATGACTTACCCTTCCAGAAGACCGTAACAGGATAGTCGTACTTGAGGAACTCATGACGACCCGCATAGATCGTGATTGGGTCTGACATAGTTGTTTGCTCCCTTCGGGTGGTCGGGTGGATAGTGGCTGGGTGTGCCACCCGGTAGTCTACTACGATGCAAACGGGATGGCTAGTCCTGATTTGTTCGCGCGTAACGCATGCATGCATGAGGCCCACTAGTCTGGGAATGCCCCATCGAGCGCGTGTACGCGCGCATCTTGATCTTATCTTTCATGATCATGAATTGACTTGATCTAACGCGGGCGTGTACGCGCGCAGGAGACTCTGGCGTCGATAGTGGTTATGGGTGTCGCGTTGCGTATCGGGAGCGTGTACGCGCGGGAGGAGATTTTGGAAGGTATTTGGCGATTTGAAGCGAGTCTTTACGGTGTGTGGAAGTTTTGGATGGCACCCGCACGAATTCCGGGTCCCTTTTCTCTAGTAATTCCTCAGATATTTCCCAAATACATAGACCAGAAGATTGAGGAAAACATTCCGAAGGAGATTCCTATGGATATGCTATGGATTTCGGTATATCCTACAGATCCAGAGCCGAAAAAGGGCGCGAAACACAGCCGTTTCTCTTCCCGGATCTCCTAGCACCGGAACCCTACTTCGCCTCAAAAACCCCACCTGAGCAGGGCTTTTTCGTAGGACGACCCCCGGATTCCGATCCGAGGATTTCCGAACCCTTTCCCCTCGCCGCCACGCCGCTCGGACCTGGTTTACTAGCCGGACTACCAAATAGACCCCCAAACTATCCCACTTTACTTCTATTACTATATTTCTAAAAGGGGCCGATTAGCAGGGGAAATCTGTGCAGCGCGGAGGATAGCCCTACCCCCAGGTAACCGTATGGGCTCCGTTCGAAGGCCGTCAGATCCGAGCAGGTGGCCTCAGATCCGAGCGCTCTCGAAAAACCCCTGCTCAACAGAAGATTTCTCCACGAAGCCCCGATTTTACGCTTTGCAACACGTATTCTGTTCGGACTACGTAGTCCGCCCGGACTACGCCCACCCTCCTCCGTGGAATCCCTTCGCCGAATTCCGAAGCGTTTTCCGACGCCGTCGCGAACACGGCAGTCCGAATCCGGAGCGAATTCCAGTCCGATTCCTCTGCCGAAGAATATGGCCGGATTTACGAGCCCGAATTCCCTCTGTGAAGCGGGCGGTAGCGGCGACGGCTCTAGCACTGGAGTCGCACCTGCAAGGCCACTGCATCGGAAATGCAGCCCATCCATACCAGACCCGGTAGGGTACCTACCCCCAGATCTGAGCGAGCTTGCAACAGATCCAGTGTGGTCCAGACCGAAAAAACCCGCAAATAGCGGAGATTTGGTTAGGATTTCGTAAGGACTACCCCTTTTGAGGGTAGCGGTCTGACAGATTTCCGATTAGGCTTCGGGCGTCGCGCACTTAGCGACCGCCCGGCCATATAGCCGCTGGGCGCGGGAGCCGCGAGGGTCTCGGCCGCAGGAGGGCGCTTCGGGCGCGTACCGGACCGAAATCTGAGCGAATCTCTCGGGCGCGTGGCGAGCGCAGAATCCGTCCGGGAATCCGGGCGCGAATTACAGGTCACCGAGGAATCCGTCTCTAATAGGTACCGAGCGGATTTAGTAGGAGATTCCCGGGATTCGCGCGTACTCCTCGGGCGCGAGAGGTCCTGTAAATCTCCCGGAATCGGAGGCTAAAAATCGTTCCGGCGGAAATACTCGGCCAGAGGGTAGTGCGAAGGGAAATCCCCCGCGCAAACCCGAGAGTACCTATGAGCCCTTGTGCGTCGGACCTATTCTGGCGTAATTCGGAGTACGATTAGGATGCGATTTCCTTAGGATTTACGAGGACCCGGCCCAGAGCCGGCACCGTAAATCGCGGGAATAGCTGAGCGGAATTCTCGGTAGTAGATTGTCGGGTAGCGGTCCCTAGCCTTTACGACCTCTTATCGGAACCGGATAGCGCGGAGACGCGCTAGAGATCTCCGGTTTTCGGGGTACCGAATACAAGACCGATATTAGCGTACGAATCGCGCGCACGCACCGAGAAATCGACCTCAAAATGGGACCTCCCTCCCTGGCGCGGGATTCCGAACGGCTATTACAGCGTTCGGAACCCTGCGCGAAGCCTTTCGGAGACGGAATCCGGGACGCACATTCCGGGTTAGTTTCCGCGAAGGTTTCGCGCAGGGTAGACGCTAATGTTCTGCCCCGCACCGTGAGAATAAGCTCACGAATCTAGTTACCAGGGAGGTAACACAAAATGACGTACGCATTCGACATCCAGACCGAGACCGCCACGATTACGGTCGGCGAGAACTCGATCGTCGTCCCGCTCGAGAATCTGTCCGACCTGGTCGGCATCGTCTTTTCCGCCCGGAAGTCGGGCTACGAGGCGAAGCGCGAGGTCCGGAAGTCCGAGCAGGCCGCGCGGAAGGCGAAGGCCGAGGCGAAGAAGTCCGAGCGCCAGAAGTCCGCTGCGAAGCGGAAGGCGGACAGGATTTCCAAGCTCGAGAAGCAGCTCGCAGAGCTGAAGAAGTAACGAGCTAGTCTGCGGTTTTCCCCTCGAGAAATCGGGGGGAATTCCGGAGCCTAGAATTCGCTAGTCTCCTACACCAGGGAGTCCCAAATGTCAGAGATCACAATAACGATCCCCGTGCTCGCCGCGTACAACATTGTGGATCTCGTAGAGAATCGTCTCTCCGAGATCGAGCGGCTGGCGAAAGAGTTTCCGAATCTGCCCATGAAAGATCCGGAGACGTTCGTCGCGTACGAGAAGGCGAAGAAAGCCCTCGACGAAGCCATCGCGGTTGTCACAAAGCGGGAGCTGGGGATCGAGCTGTGAACACCTATATGGCATTCGCAGCGTTTTTCGCGATCCTCGCGCTTCTGATGATCGTGGTCGCCGGCACGCAGCTCGTCGGCGCTCTGATCGCTCTGCTCTTCACACTCACCGCGCTGCTGGCCATCTGGTCGGCCGTGCGGCTCGTCTGATCTGCGGTTCCGGCTCACCGAGCCGGTTCCGGAGCTCAGAGAATAAGCTCTGGCTCTATCCCCAGGGAGGATCCGAAATGACCAAGGTTGGCACAACCATCACCGGCAGCGGAAGGCAGGTGCGCAGTTGTTACAGCGAGGTCGACGCCGAGCTGAAGCTCACGATCGTGGGTACTTCTGTCAAGGTCGTCCTCGACGAAAGCGATTGCGACAACCTCCTCCGTGTGTACGAGTACAGCCGGACGCCCACCGCTGACATCTGCGAGTTCTTCACAGACGTCGAGCGCGTGAAGCAGACCGAAGCGTACGCGCTCACCGAGCACTTCATCGCGTACGCGCAGGAGATCGCGCACTACGTGTACGTTGACTGATCTGCGGTTCGCACACATCCGTGTGCGTTCCGGAGCTCAGGCATAAAGCCTAGTTCTGAACCAGGGAGGTTTCCTATGAAAGTGAAGAACGGATGGGATCTGTTCGTCCTCGTCTTCGTCGGCGTCTTCGTCTACGCGGCCATCGCTGCGCATCACTGTAGAGCAGCAGGCATGCCCGGCGAGTGTCCGAGCATGTCGCACACGCAGGCGAAAGCCGTCGTCGCGCCGTACGCAAAGAAGTACGGCAAGGCGAACGTCATCTGGGACATGTTCGTGACACCCCGCAGTAAGCAGGCGTGGCTGAACATCACGGTTCTGCGGCCCAAGGTCGTACAGATCCGGATCCCCGTTACAAACACCTGCCCTCTGACAGACGCTGGCTATCCTGGCGGCGTTCCCCAGGGCTGGCCGGTCGGCGTTCCGTATCCGCAGCCCTAGTCTGTGGCCGCTCTCCTGTCTGGGAGGGCTGGCCAGAGCCTAGCACTTCTGCGAAGCTCTGTAACCAGGGAGGTTACCCAATGTATGTCGGTAACACAGAACTGACCATCACCGACGACGACATCACGACTCTGATGATGTGGCTCGAGTACGAAGAGCTCGACTTCCAGAGCCGTGTGAACCGCGACGCGGTCGCGCGTGCCTGTAAGCAGTACGGCATGCGTGTCAAGAAGTCGTCGACCGCACATCAGATCATCGACCCTCGCTACACGGCAGAGGGTAAGCTCGCGGGTCTCCCCGACAAGGGGATGGCGAACGACTCAATCGTGACCAACCTCTACGGCCTGGCGAAGATCTGATGACGTTCTTCGAGAACGAGCCGGTCTACGACGAGGCCAAAGAAGCGTATCTGGGTCTCTGCGACGAGCTGAACGATCCCGATGCGCCCGAGTGGCGCGAGGAAGACTGGGATCCGGAAGCCGTAAAACTCGGGCAGAAGTATGCCAAGGAGCACGGTTTCGCGTGGCCTCCTCGCAAGGGAGACTACGACAGATGGTGGGACATCGAGAACAACGAAGGACACAGCTGATCAGCGGCTCTCCTCAGAAGTGAGGAGGGTCGGTGCTCAGAATCGTCTGACACCATAGTACCAGGGAGGTAATACCCAAATGCTATCAACATCTGACAAGCAAGCCACGTGGCTTCTGCTACAACTCGCTGAGCAGGGTCGCAACGTGGAGATCATGGCCCAGAACCTCGCGGGCATGCTCGTAAGCTCAGAAGTGAGCGTCGAGGAGTTCGCGGGCGAGATGGCCCAGATCGTCATGCGCACCGCAGACCTCGTGATGAGGCATCAGAACGAGATCTGGCCGGGCCTCGTGCCCGGTGGTGCGGGTCCGGAGTTCGACAGGATGGTCGAGCCGGTCGGTCAGGCCGACGAGTCCATCTCTGTGGACGATTGGGACGCTCTGGCCGAGGCCGAAAGTCGTCTGTACCGCGATGACCCAGGCTGCCACGGCTACACGGACGTGAACGTACAGTCCGAAAGCCATCCCGTTCTCTCGAAGGTCTGGGGGCACTGTGAAGACAACCTCGCAGGCACCCACGAGAGCTGGGACATCCTGCCGACATACCAACGGCGCATACTCGTCGCGGCTCGCGTCGCGAGGACGATGGCCGTCATGGCGTTCGGCCCGGAGTTCCTCATCCGGTAGTGTGTAGCGCGTGTCCCCATGGTCTAGTAGACTATGGGCACGTGCGGTATACACAACCGTGTGTACTACCTACAAACCAGGGAGGTTTCAAATGGAAGCGCAAGTGACACTCAAGTGCTCTCTCGAGGAGATTGATCTCCTGCGCCGCGCGCTCACCGCGCACCGGAGCTTCGAGAACGAGATCCTCAAGGACACGAGTGCCAAGACCACGGACGACATGAAGCGCAAGAGCGTCGCCCGCGCAGAGATCACTCTGACGAGCACGTTGCTCGAGAGGCTCGGCGTGCGGTCATGAGGACCGTCGTCCTCTTCGTCTGTGCGTGCCTGCTCGCGATTACGGCCACGTCCGTCTGGGCAGCCGTTGACGCGAACGCGGGTGTCTGCCTGAACATCACGCAGCACCAGAAGCGCGAGATCGTCCAGCACTACAAGCAGATCTACCCGCACGACCTCGTCGATGCTGGTCTGCAGTACACGCAGCACGATCCGAAAGCGCAGTACATCGTGCGCATC